CTGCTATTAATGCCGAAGTTGCAAAAGGTAAAATGGCAGGATTTTTTGTAGACCGTAAAGAAGTTACGCATTTAGGTTTAGAAGGATTATCAAGAGAACAATTGGAGAAACGGTTAGATGAGCTTGAGTCAAAAATTGGAGAAGCCAAAAACATTATTGACATTACGCCAGAAAAAGTTGTTAAAGACGAATAACTGGAATATGTTTATGATGGTTTTTAATGAGGTGCATAACAGCACCTTAACAACAAAAATTGGGAGCGTACATGTTAAAACGAAAAATAACTATAAATAAAAAAGCAAAAGATTGGAAAGCTCGTTATCCTATGGTTGAGGTAAAATGGTTGGACATTTGTAGTGACAGTAGCTGGCAGAGCATGAAACAATTACAAGAAGCCAAATTACCAACTTGTGTTACGAAAGGACATTTGCTATCTCAATCAAAAGGTGTTACAAGAATTTTTGGAGATTACAGTGAATCATCTAATGGGGAAATTGACGATATTGGTAATAGCACTATTATTCCTAACTCAGTCATCATTGAAATCAGAAAAATATGAGCGGATTGGAATTATTTTTGTTACTAGAGATGGTGGCTATACTATACTTCGTAAACAAATAAACACCGATTGTGAGACTTGGTGGCAGGAAAATTTAGAATTTAGAGAGAATAATTTAGATCGAAAACCATATCAAAGTCATGTTTTACACTTGATAAATGGTAAGATTGTTATAGGGTATATTTGCAATTATTGACTTGAATAAATTATGGCTCAATCGAATGAATCTAAGCTTTGGAATCGTATCAAGAAGTTAGGCGACAAGTCACATTTCACGCATTTTACAAGGATAGAAAGCAATACAGTCAATGGAATTCCAGATGTTCACTGCTTGGTAAATAAACAATTATTTTGGTTGGAACTAAAAGCAAATGATCTCAAGAATCGAGGTTTATCAAAGTGGCAAATCAACTGGCATATCAAATATCAGATAGCAGGTGGTAAAGTATTTATTCTTAACTCCCCCCTCAAGGAGAGGGCGTTAGAAATTCTAGCCGTGTGCCGTGATTCTCGTTCCACGCGCCTCGTTTACAAGACGGACGACACTAGTAGCACGGGCCTCTGGAGCTGCATCCTTCAGGCTGCGGCAGCGGAAGCCTGATCCTCGTTTCTCGTTCCACGCAGAACTGCGTTCTACGTGCCATAAGGTAAAGGGGACCATGCAGCGGGATCCGAAGGACGCTGGTGGAGCTCAGGAGAAGCTCCCGTTTCTCGTTTGACCTGTCATGTCAAGAAGAATTTTGGAAAGAGCAGGAGCTGACCCCCTCCAGAGCAGCGTGGATCAGGAAGCTCGTTCCTCGTTGGACGACACATGTCAAGCAAATCTACGTTCTCGGTGACACGCAACCCCCGTGCAGCTCACCATCAGAGGATTGGTGCAGACCCCAGTAGGAAATGGTACAATGATCCCTGAGGCGTGGTGCTTTTTTTATGTTTTCCTTTCTGTGCCCACGCCTCGTTACCCATGCCACACGCACCTTCGGTGCTTTGAAGATAGAGGTGCACCTGCAGCTCTGGACTCTGGTGCAAAATTTTTTTGAAAAGTTCTCTTGACATCGATAGATATTTATCTTATATAGATGGGATACATAAACAAAGGAGAACAACATGAGTAAAAGCATATTAGTAGAGGTGGCCTTCTTGGCCACCGTGATCGCAATCCTATCTATAACAGGAGTGTTGATATGGTAAAAAAATTTTACGGAGTACAAGTTCACTCTTTGACTTTTCAAAAGGTAGATGCCAACGGTGATTCTATCGATGGAAAGATCTATGAGTACACTGGAGACCATTCTTCCTTCTGCGAAGGAATTGATGAAGACGATTTGGAGGAGGTGCAAGATGTCGACTAATTGGACAGAACAGAAAAATGTCAAAGAATGCCTGCGCGCGTACGAAGCGCAGGAGCTAGGACTTATCTCAGACATAGCTAACCATGGCTGCCAGGGAGGCGTGGCTGGAGTCATCTACTACGATGAAACCACAGACTTCCACGCACGTCATGAGGAAGAGATCTGGGACCTGCTGCATCAGCATGCTACGGACCACGGCCTGAAGAAGGGTGAGTTTCTCAAATACATTTCCAATGATCCTGGTAACCTGAAGCAGCTGCTGAATGATCTCGTTTGGTGGGCGATTGAAGTCCGCGCTCAAGAGCTATTAGGTGAAAAGGAGGCTGCATGACTGCCATCATTGCGTGCGGCTGGGCTCTGGGGACGATCCTAATGGCACTGCGGATGCCCGTGTTTCTCGCTTTGTCGTTACTGGTGGTGTTGACCATATGCTAGGGGCCCGCGCAGCGGATCAGGGTGCACGGAGCTGCGTTCTCGCACAAAGAAGCTGGGTCGCTGCAAGAAGGTCAAACAGCAGGAGCTGGTGCTGGCGTCAGGTACACAAACTTCCTTTCGGAAAAGTTTTCAAAATTTTGTGCTTGACATTACAGATGAAGCTCTTATATACATGGGATAAACTTAAACTTAACAAAGGAGAAAGAACAATGGGCTTTGATTTATATAGTCTCGGTAATCATAAAAGTAGTAAAGGCGAATACTTCAGAAACAATGTATGGTGGTGGAGAAGATTAGCCGATTTCGTTTGCGAACATACAGGTTGCGTTGAGGATAAAGATAAAAGCGATTGGCAAATGAACAACGGACATGAGGTGTCAAGCGATTTGGCTAAACAAATAGCCAAACAACTACGGGCATTGATAGACAACGGCACGGTTGATAAAGCTATCAAAGAGGTAGAACAAGAAATGGAAAAAGCTGAGACCAACAACAAGCAAGTTGATAAACTTCATCAGATGTTGCGTGCAAAGGTAGAACAAGAGGTCGGAAATAAAAACATAGCACCTGCTGACTATCCCGAAGAAGATCACAAAACTTGGGATTGGATACAAAGTAAATACTCTTACGGAAGTAGTTATCCTTTCACAAGAAAAAATGTAGAAAACTTTATAGAGTTCTGTGAGGAAAGTAATGGATTTACCATTGCTTAAATTCCTCGTACTTTGTTGGGGTGCGTATTACCTCTATAGTCGGCACGGTTTCCCCGTGCCGTCTCGTACCTCGTTTCTGCGTTGGGTTGTTATAACAAAGAACAAAACAAGGACGCTGACGGACAAAGTCCCTGACAAGTTCAAAAAATATATTAATCAAACAGATGACACTTAAATAGAGGAATAAAAAAAATAAAAAAAATAAAAAAATAGTATTGTCTTTTTTAAATCTTATCTATATAAGATAGTGATAACAATAAACAAAAAAAAGGAGACAATGTTATGACAAAAGCTAACAACACTCTTAAAAAAACAAGAGTAAAAAAAGCAAGTGTTAAAACTAAAATTGCCTTGCTTAACTATGGTATCTCTAAGCAACATGAAAGAGATGTCATTAAACAAAACTCATTAATGAAACCCGAATATGTTGGGTACTTTGATGAGTTAAAAACTAATCTAATCATCTTAACTGAAATGGATAATGGGTATGAGGGATTTGCTCAACTTATTAAAAGAGTTATGAAACGATTTGATGTTGCAAAGTTCAAAGAAAAGTTTCCAAAATTGTATGAGGAATTTTTAGTTGATATGGAAACAACTGAAATCAAAGTTAAGTATGAAAAGATTGGGGGTGCTAATGCCTAGAGGATTAGACCTAATTTCAATTTTAAATACTCAACTAACTCAACAGCAAAATAATGCTGTTGAGCAACCAACTGATAATGGTACAACTTTGAATTATCAATTCATGTATAAACAGTTGGAAAGTGCTGTTGAAGAAATACTAATTAAATATCCTAATGATGATATTGTAATTGAGTTAAAACAAAATCTAGTTAGGAATTTAAGACCGATACTTGAACAACTACAAAATGGTATGGAGTAATCTATACCAACCTCATGCCCCAGCGATCTGCTGGGGCATCACCTTCAGGGGCATCACCTTCAGGCTAGCCCCAGTCATCACCACCATCAAACCCCAGAAGGCTCTATATCTGGTAGAGCATAAACACTTTTACCACTAGATATTGCCACCTCGTACAACTTTTAGTGGAACAAGAGATCGGGCTTGAGAACAAGATCTATACATGTAGTCGGATTTAATTTATTCTGTTACAAAAGGGGACCCATGCAAAAAGAACTTTTAACAGATGAACAACTTAGGGCAGTTGTCGAGAAAAAATATATTGAACATATTAAACTTTGTCAGGATAATTTTATATATTTTGTAAAAAATGTTTGGCCTGATTTTGTTTGCCGTTTAGATAAGGACCCAAAAAAGTGGGGCCATCATCAGATCATTGCAGCAGAATTTACTAAAATCTCTAAAGAACGAAAAGGGAGGCTCATAATTAATATGCCTCCTAGACATACTAAATCTGAATTTGCATCTTATTTGTTTCCTGCTTGGATGATAGGGAAGTTTCCCAAATTAAAAATTATGCAAGTTTCTCACAACTCAGAATTATCAGCAAGGTTCGGTTCTAAGGTTCGTAACCTTATGGACAGTCAAGAGTATAAACAGATCTTCGGAGATGTTAAACTACGAGAAGATAGTAAGGCAAAAGGCCGATGGGAGACCAACCATGGTGGGGAATACTATGCAGCGGGTGTGGGCGGTTCTATCACAGGACGAGGGGCGGACTTACTTATTATCGATGATCCACATACGGAACAAGATGCGTTATCCGATACTGCAATGGAGAAGTCATATGATTGGTACGTATCAGGACCCAGACAGCGTTTGCAACCTGGAGGAACGATTGTTGTTGTAATGACCCGTTGGGCTCAAGATGACTTAACAGGCAGATTGATCAAGGCACAAAAAGAACCAAGAGCAGACAAGTGGAAACAAATTTCATTTCCTGCAATTATGCCAGATGATAAACCTGTATGGCCTGAGTATTGGGAGTTAGATGAATTATTAAAAGTTAAAGCATCTTTACCAATTAGAAACTGGTCAGCTCAATATATGCAAGAGCCAACTTCTGAAGAAGGTGCAATTATAAAACGAGAATGGTGGAGACCTTGGAAAAGTAAAAATATTCCTGATCTACAAGGAATCATACAATCTTACGATACAGCATTTAGTAAAAAAGAAACTGCTGACTATTCCGCTATTACCACATGGGGAATATTTTTTCCAAGAGAATCAAAAGAACCTAATGTAATTTTGTTAGATGCTATGAAGGGTAAATATGATTTTCCAGAATTAAAAGCAATTGCATTAGAGCAATATAAATATTGGGAGCCTGAAACAGTAGTAATTGAGGCTAAAGCTACAGGGCAACCCCTTGCTCAAGAGTTTAGACGTATGGGAATACCTGTTGTAGATTTCGTGCCAACTAAAGGAAAAGATAAGTTTGTAAGGGTTAATTCAGTTGCTCCATTGTTTGAATCTGGGGCTATTTGGTATCCAGAGGGAGAATCTTGGGCAGAAGAAGTGATTGAAGAATGTGCTGCATTTCCTCACGGTGCCCATGATGACTATGTAGATAGTATGTCACAAGCTATGTTAAGATATAGGCAAGGTAATTTTATAGAATTACTATCAGACTGGAAAGAAGATATGTACGACTATCCAAGTCCGAAACAGTACAAATATTATTAAGGAGATTAAAATGAGTGAGAAAAAAAATAAAAATTTATATAAGTTAGGTGATCCAAAAGATTTCTTAAAAAGAAGAGCTATATTAAGTGGAGTTACCTCTGCTGATGCTACTTCTGCATTAACAAATCAAAAAATAAAACCAGCTCAACTATTAAGACCAACTGAAAAAGTTTCATCAAAACTTAAAAAAGCTACAAATGTAATTCGTAAAATTTCTAAGAAAACACCTATAGGTAGAGCTTTAGATACAGCTGTCAAAGTAGGTGCAGGTATAGGAGCAGGGTACGAGTACGCTAAATCAAAATTCAAAGACAAAGAAGAAAAAGTAGATAAAAAAGCTACAGGCGGAATGGCCGACTACATTAAAGATTTAATTAAATAGGAGAATACTATGGCAGATAGATTTACAGAAGCAGATAAAAAATTAGCAATGGAGAGAATGAAATATAAAGTTGCTAATAATCTTAAAGACGGAGACCGTCTTACTCAAAGAGATTTAGAAAATGCTAAAAAAATTGTTAAAGCAAGACAGAAATATCTTGTAAAAGACAATGAAGCTTTAGGTGGTGTTAGAACGGAAGATCGTCTTACACAAAGAGATATAGAAAATGCTACTAAAACAGTTAAAGAAGTAAAGGAGTTTTCTAAAGGTTCTAAAAAACCTATTAAAGCAGTCGCTGGTGTTCTAGCTGGATTA